TCGGGTACGCCTGCTCTCGCTGCGTCAATGGCCAAGGCTGCTACAGGGTCCACATCAGTCGAGCTGGGTAATGAGCCCTACGGCTGTGACTCTATTATCAATGAGCTGACAAAGCCACCAGTCAACGACACAGGGTTCGAGCACGGTCAACCAGCCAACTGCCCTTACACCCTGTACGGAAGCGTAGGAGCGGGCCTGGTCAAGATGGGACAATCCTTCCTGGCTTATGCGCCGGGGTTCATAAACGCTATCAAGGCAGCACATCCTGGCATTAAGGTAGAGTTCCCGTACGCTATCAGCCCGCCTGGTAACTCTGGCTATGCATGGAACGACTACGTAATGCCCAGGCTTAAGAACTATGATGGGCTCGTGGTCCTTTGGTACCCGGCTTACTCCCGCCCTCTGCTCAGTGACGCCGCAGCTCTAAATTCGGTTAGGCATATCCCTAGCCTGGCGGCGGCAATTCGTGGGAACATCTCCCAGTACCGCCCGGGTATCCCGTGGCAGATAGGCGAGACCAACGACTCCAACAATAACAACCAGCTCACCTGCCGTCCGGCTGGGTCCGTGTACTCTGCGGCTAACGCACTGATGTGGCTGTCTCAGGGTGCGAGCAATGTCAACTGGTGGGACGAGACAGACCCCGTTAACTCCAACGGCTCGTGCTCCAAGCTGGACTTCGCAATGTTCGACAGCACAGGATTCCCGCAGCCTCCGTACTGGGGTTATGTCCTGGCCTCCAAGCTGGCGCAGCCGCACGCTCAACTATCCGCTATCCATACGTCCAGCGATTACTACCTTGAGTACCATGCCCAGCTACGGGGCGGTCACCAGGCCGTTGCGTACATCAACCTGAGCACCAAGGCGACCAATATGAAGATGTACCCGTGGGCTAAGGCGAACCTGCCTACGTTCCGAACGAACGGCCACGGGGTGCAGGTAACACACACCCAGCAGGCAGCTCTCGTTAAGCACGGCGTAACCGTTGGTGCTGAGAGCATCGTAGTATTCACACGATAGGAGTAGGCATGCCAAGGCGATGGAGTAACTCGTTCGGCGGCAATGGCGGCGGGAACGTCAAGCACAGGTTCGTGGAAAGCGCGCCCGTGCGAACGACAGACAAGCGAGGCAATCCTGTAGACCTACGGGTCTTCGATCAGGTCCTCTCAACAAACGCCAAGATCGCTAGCAACGAGAACAAGTTCAGGAAGCGTAGCTAGTGCCCTGGTACGACTGGCTAGTGATAGTCGTAGGCGCACTCGGAATTCTAGGCTGGACTGGCTTCGTGTACCTGCTAGTGCAGTTCAGCACTAAGAAGCGCTGACCAAGTGACGAAAGAGCCCTAGAGATTAAAGTCTCTAGGGCTCTTTCTATTGACACCTGTTAACCGGGATAAGGGTAGGCCAGGGTCAGGTCTGCTGCCAAGGGCCAGGCGTGCAACCACCAGCGCCGCTAGCCTGTCCAGAGAAGTGGTCGTGACCAACGCCATCAGCGCCGATCTGTCCGGCAACGTCGTCTACCTTCTCGAACCCAGCTACGGGTCCAGGGGAGGTGGCTTCATAGCTACCGTCAGGATGCGGAGCACCAGCAGCTCCTGGACGAATAACGCCCTGGCCGCTAACGCCGCTCCCGCAATTTCCGAATCCCTGCTCCATGTCATTCACCTGCCCTATTGAATCCAGTAGTGATACCGTGTACGGTCCAGCCGCCATCGGAGGTCTTACCGCTGCCTGCTCCCATGAGATGCGTGGGCTTCTTGGGCGGGGGCATCGTCTCAAGATTGGGCTTGTCCGTCTGCTCCGGGCGTGGATACACAGACTCAGAACCCGGACCCTTCATGGCGAGGTTGTCCTCGTCAACGGACGTGGTGTTGCCACCAGCCATTGACTCACCCGCATTCAGGCCGTGTTCCCAGCTCGTCGCGCTGCTGAGGTCCTTCATCTGCATTCACCTCGTCTCGGGCTAGGTTGACGGAAAAGGCTTCCTTGATGATCGGGTCGGAGCCTTCGCGGCCAAGCTTGTTGACGTAGCCCTGCCATCCACCCTGGACGTTCTCGTTCGCACGAGGAATCTTGGGGAACTTGGAGCTGCTCAGGTCCTCCATGGGATCACCGTCCCCGGTTCTTACCGCCGCGTCCGCCGATCAGGGGAGTGCCCTGTCCAGCGCCAGTGGAGAGAACGTTCGGAGTTCCGATGGGAGTCGGGTAGCCGGTCTTGTTGGACTGTGCCTCCGTGGAGACAGAGCCGCCAGAGCAAGAGCTGTCGTTGGTGCCTACCTGCGCGAACGGGTCGGTGTAGGTAGCGCCAGACTGCGGGCTCATGCCAGCACCAGAGGAACCGGGCGAGCCGGTAGTCATGGGGTTAGCAGAACCGAACACATTGCTCGGCAGCGTCTCGATCGTGGGGTCCGGAGACTTGTTGGGCGTGCCGCCACCGCCAGGAGATCCGGTGCTCTGGGGAACAGGGAATCCGAACGGAAGCTTCGACGGGTACTGACCAGGCATGGTGGTGCTATCCTCGCGGGGACGGCCACCGCCAGCAGTCGTGTCGTTTACGTGCTCAGCCATTTGGTGTTCTCCCTCTTAGAGTACGGGCTGTCAACTCAAGGGTAACCGGCTTTACAGAGACGCGCCATACTTGCTGACTAGATCCGCTTTAGTCATACGCTCTGCAACGTCTGGATCTTCGCCCTGAGTAATTGCATACTCCACCCACTTGGGCTTTGGTGCATAGGTCGGCGGACGCTTAGGACCGGCCGATTCCTCGTCACGTTCGTCAGCTTCGTACTCGGTAAGCTCTGGGTCCTCTTCCTTGTAATTGTCAGAATCGAGAGCAGGATCGTAATCCTCCACCCACTTCTTCAGCGGGGCGAATCCTTCGGTGACCGGCTCAGGCTCGTCTTCCAGGTAAACCGCGTTACCCTGGTTAACGTACTTGGCGGCTTCCTCGTCACTACATTCCATGATCCCGTTATAGGGTGGCCACGCAGGACCGCCCATCCAACGGGTGCCTACGTAAGTGAACTTCATGCGAATCTGCCTGCCCATTTACTCTCCAAAGAAGAATGGCCCCCGCACCGTGAGGTACGAGGACCATTCTATACGTCCTTGGCCAGGATCAGCCGCCCATGAAGCCCTTGATTGCGTTGGCGTCGGCAAGGTTACCGTCACCACGGATCAGAGCCCTGAAGGCTACCAGGTCGTTACCGAACTGGAAGTCGTCGGAACGTTCGAACCTGATGCCGCCGACCAGTCGCACGAAGTACTGGCTGAAGTCACCGAAGAGGACAGACACGTTGTTGTGAGCAAACAGTGCCATGTACGGGTCAGCGACAAGCGGCTTGCCGAGCAGGAGGTCAGGCGAACCGAGAACCGTCGAGGGCTCCCAGATCGGGCGACCAACCGTGTCAGTCAGCTTGCGGAGCTGACCAATGCTCTGGTCTGCCGCGAGCCAGTAGCAAGACCTAGACTGACGGTAGGGAGCGATGACCGAGTACTCAAGGTCAACCAGGTTGCCGTAGGACGGACCTCCAACGACCTGGCCCTGCGCCGTAGCGATAGAGCCGGAAGCCGCACCCGTGACAGTGGTGGACACCGAGGGCACGAGGCCAGCAGTGATACCGTTGCCGCCGAGCAGGAGGGACTGGCCGAAGCTGTTACCCAGCGCACGACCGGCTGCCATCGCCAGGTAACCCAGAAGGTCAACGGCGGTGTCATCGATCAGTTCGCGGGCGAGAGATCCGGTCCAACCGAACTTCTGGGCACCGAGGGTCTTCTGAGCGAATGTCGGGTCACCAGACGGGATCGTGCCGCCCTGTGCAGCGGTAGCCGCAGTCGGGTGCGCAGTTACGGTCGGGATCTGGAGGGTCTCTCCACCAGCAGTGTTCAGAACGGTCGGGCCGGTCTGGAGCAGGCCGGAAACTTCGATCAGGTACGCAATGAGCTGGTCGTAGAAGTCAACCGGGATGGTCGCGCTAGACGAGCCAGTGCTGAGCAGCGTACGGGTGTTGATAGAGCCCCGCTGCGCCCGGCGAACGTCAATGACGCTGTGGCCGTGCTTGAGGTCTGCCCATGCCTGCACATCGGGGGCTGCAATCAGGGAGCTGCCAAGGGGAGTCAGGCCACTAGTGCGCTGACGGCTCTCAAGCTCTGCGAAAGCTGCGTTGGACTCGTTGGACCGGGTGTCGGCTTCGAGAACGCTCTTGATGCGCTTGTCGAGGTCACCGAGTTCGGTGTCGAGGGTGTCGAGCTTGGTACGCTCGTCTACGGTAAACGCGCGGCCTTCGGCGTCAGCGAGTACAGACTTGTACTCCATCTTCGCCTGAACCCGGCGTTCGTGAAGGCGCTTTGCCTCATCGGATGCCATGTCCGTCTCCTAACGGGGTAGCTTCGGATTGTCGGCTCCGCGTCCATGCCAGGGGCAGCTACAACGGCCTCGATCTAATTTAAACCTAACAGGAATATTCATCTATGACAACTGGTTCTAGTTGTTATGGATAACGACAACGTACAAGACCCTACCTCGCCGTGGGCTTCAGATGCCATCACAATCCATAACCTGTGGGTAGAACTAATCGGCGCGGGCTTCCCTGAGTACCACGCCACCTACCTGGCAGGAGTCTTCATCCGGGCCATGGTCAGCCAGGCTAAGCCTTCTTGATGAACCACATCCCGACATGGGCTGAGATCATGGCCATCATCGAAGAATCCAGGAAGCACCCAGAACGAATGATCCCGCTGGACCTAGACGACGAAACCCCCGACCAAGAGGCCGAGGGTTAAGTCGCGCGGGGTATCCGGTGCTACCAGAGGACCTTAGTCCTCAAGTCCATCATACGACTCGAAGTCGTCCAGGTTGTGCCGCAGGAGCCTGTCACGCATCTCCTGGTGCTCAGCCTCGATCTTACGAGCGTCCTCGTCGTCCTCGTCCTCGGAGTCGTCGTCCTCAGCAGGCTTATCGTCGGCCATAGGAGCATCGCCCTTGGCGCGGTCCTCAGCCTCAACCTCTTCGGACTTCTTCTCGGTCTTGTCAGCGGGCTTCTTGTCCTTGGAGTCGGACTTGTCGTCCTCGTCGTCATCCTCGGAGTCGTCGTCCTTGCCATCCTTCTTGTCCTTGGCCTTCTGGAGCCACGGGGGAAGGTCGCCTCGCATTTCCTCGTCGTCGTCAAACATCTCCGAGAGGATAACGCGGAGTTCCTCGGCTGCGTCCAGCATGAGAGCATTCTTCTCTTCGCTGTCGATACCGAACTTCTTGGCTGCGGCCTTGACCTTGGGCAGAGCCTCCTTGCCGAACTTCGCACCCTGAGCGATACGGGCTAGAGCGTTGCGGACATGGTTGGCGTCGTGGATTGGGAAGTGCTTGCCACCATCAGGATCGATGTAGGCGAAATCAGAATCAGACAGCTCGTTCCGCGCCTTGGAAGTGAGCTTCTTGCGGTCCTCTTCGGTGTCCATGTCGGACGCTCCTTCCTTGTTCGATGCTCCGGGCAGAACAAACGGCTGGTCAGTGCGCTTGAAGAACTTCGCCACGTTACCGGCCTCGTTCAGGTAGTTGCGCACCTCAGCAGGGCTGCACTCCTTGAGACGGGCAAGGGAGGTAATCAGGTCGTCATCGAATGCACGTGCAGAAGCCGTGGCGTCCGAATAAGCCGGGGTGTTAACCGGGGCTACGTCAACCAGCTCGGTATTCACGACAGTTCGCAGGGGCATTCCACCAGGACCAGAGCGCTCCCAGTAGTCGCCATTGTCTGGGACGCGGAATGCGAAACTGGACTGGGTAACGTCACCGCGAGCACATAGCTCAACGATGTCAGCCCGGAAAGACGGGGGCATGCAGTCATACCAAAGCCCCTGGTCATCAGTTCGCAGGGTAAGCGTGTTACCCCTAGTCGTACCAAGCAGGAAGTTGTCGTCGTGGTTATACCGGCAGATGACATCGGGCCAGCCAGCCAGTTCAGACTGGTCGAAAGCCCTTCGGTCAATCTGCTCCACGAAGCCGCCAAGGTTACGGCTCTTGCGGCCGAATACGCTGGCATAACCTGCGATGTGCTTTACACCGCTGGCGTCACGCAGTTCCGGGCGCTGTGCGTTAAACCGCAGGGCTACCCCGGCTGCATGTGCCGAGTAAAGTTCCGTCACCGTATCCTCCGTAAGGCATGGGTCTACAGCTCAAGGGTAAGCCCGTATGGAGTTATCCGCTAGCTCAGTCCATCCATTCGCGCCAGCCATTCGAAATAATTCCACCAGCGGAATGGCCTGGGTCGAGCTTTCCGTTTAGGCGATCGGACAGTTCTCGGAGTACAAGAACCCTCTCGTCGTACATAAGATCGGGGCGGCTACGGGAGAATGCGGCGAGCATCTGGGACAGCATTTCCTGTGGCGACTGCGCTGGCGGCTGGGGCTGTCCAGTAGCTGGATCGGTCTGCTGAGACTGCGCCAACGGCGGATCTGTCTTCTGGAGCTTAACCAGCAGCTTAGCCGCGTGGTCCATGAGGTAGTTGATCTCAGGGTCCATGGACTTAGGCACGGCACCGGCACGAGTAGCCATAGCCACCATCAGGTCCAGAGGCAGAACGTCATTACCCATGTCGCCAGGCAGCGGGGGCAGGTCTTCCCTCATGCGGATCTCGTTGGTGGTGAGCAGGCCCATGCGGCGCTGAGTGTTGTAGTTCTTGATCCGCGTCTCAAGGTCCGTGCGCAGCAGAGCGTCAGTCCAGAAGCGAATGTACCGGCGACCCGGCAGAAGCGTGGAGAAGGCTTCCTCGAACCGTACAAGCCATGGGTGGAGAGCCTCAATCACCTGGAGAGTGGACTGCTCAACCGTGTTGTAGGTCAGGCTGTCGCCGCGCTTGCCGCCCACACGATCCGGGGGAAGGTTGAAGATGGCAGCGATGTGGGTGGCGTTCATCTGCATGGCGTCAATGAACTGCGCCTCAGACGGCGGAACGGTAACCGGGGTGTAGTCCCAGTCGCGGCCGATAACCAGGGGCTCATGCTTACGGAGAACGCTCTGTAGCATTCCTCGTACCTTGGCTGCCTGGTCAGGGTCTACTTCCAGTTCAGCGTTCTTGAAAATGCCAGGAGGGAATCCACCAGCGTTATACCAGCTAAGCCCGTATTCCTGAGTCTGCTGACCGGCGAGGATTGTGTTTGCGAAAGACTGGATAACCGAAAGGCCAGCCATACGTCCGGGCTGCTTGAATCCACGGACATGGAACAGTTCCTTATCTGGACCGAACCACTTCATTTCCCTACCGTCGAATAGGACCTTGACGTTGAGGGGATTGAAAGACTGCTGGTCACTCTCCAGCACATATACTCGGTCAGGCGGAAGCCACTCAATTCCCTTGGGGAATCCGTACTTGTCCTTGCCGGTGATTAGCCCCCAGGCATTTCCGTGGAGAAGCACCGACGACATGGCTGCGAATATCCAGTCGAACTTGGTGTCCACTACTGAAGGGCTGTCGAACAGGGTAGGTCCCTGGTAAACGCTGACGCTATTGCCGCTCTTGTTGTACACGCGAAGCGGAAGAGAAGCGGCTCCGTCAGAGAGAATCTTGACCGCCGCATAGAGAGCAGGCAGTCCGAGCGCGGAGTCCACGCCCATGATCTGACGGCTTGGATGTAGGGGACCGCCAATGTCGAACCTCATGTAAGGGTTCAGCCACGGCATCCACGGTACACCGCCGATGGTCCTAAGCTCGCCATTGCTTAGTGACCTGATGTTTTCGAAAAGCCCCACGGTAACTCCCGGCTGGCTACATGCGCAGGGCCAGGAATATCCAGCTCCCGTGCGCTAACTGTTGCACAACCAGCTCCGTCCAGCACAGGGGCAGCTACGGCCTTGGGTGTACAGTTCCCAAGGTTACATCTCTTTCGTCACATGGGCATAGAGGGATTTCGCTGCTGCTTCGGAACGAGCTTAATGTGCGCGCCCTTAAGGAATCCGTAGGCAACAGCGAACGCTAGGAACTTACACGCCAGGAACGTAGTCCCCACTACCATGCCGAACCCCGTAGCCGTTAGCACCAGCAGGTGCCAGAGAGAGCCCACGATCCAGCCTAGTGCCGTGGCTACAGCTAGCGGAGCAGAGCGGAGCAGGTTGAGCACCGTACCCTTGGGCAGCTTGGTTACCTTGATTACAGGAACGTGTGTGTGGGCCATCAGACAGTCTCGCCCATCTTTACTACCGAGTTCCACTCGGGAACGTAGTCCTTGTCTTCCCCTGTCAGCTTGGCGCATACGGTGTAGAAGACATTATCCGGAGTGAACACAGGGATGCGGATCTGCCCGCCAGGGTTGTTCGCCTTCAGGTGCAGCCCCCGGAACCCCTCGGCCTGCTCGTCTGAAACGCCTAGACCCTTGAGCTTCTCTACCAGTTCGTCTGTTGTCATGTTGTCATCCTACTCTCGTTCACTCGTTGTCTTCATCGTCCCAGTCTTCATTGGTACCGTACTCGATATTGTACTGCAATTCCATTCGGCAGCTAATGCCCATACGATTGAGTTCCCTGCCACGGTGTATAGACCTGTACATCCCACCGTATGCATCCATCATGGCAATAGCCTTCTCGTATTCAAGCTGACCTTTACCGGCTTCAGTATTGGCTATACGTCGAGTTACCTCATACAGGGGCATGACTATCCAATCGACTTAGTGGGGTCATAGCTACCACGCTTCTTATTAAGAATCCACGCAGCCAGGATAACTGAAGAGGCAGGGCTTACAGGCTTCAATGCGTCCCGGCGCTGCAATGTCTTTCCTGCGTCTCCGACAGTTCGAGTGTCAGCAGATCCAAGCGCCTTATACAGGTCGGGTGCCTCAGCTTCACTCCGATGCCATATGCCCTTCTGCCTGTCGGCTACCTGCTGCGTGAAGAACGCGAATGCCGTGGCCTGGTCCTGGGAGGTGGCTCGTACGATCTTGTCCCGGTACGTCTTCTCCAGCTCGTCTCCGACACCGGCAGCAGGGCCGTCCTTTGGAACAGCGATAGCGATCACCGGCCCGAAGTTCTTCTTGATAAACCCCACAATCATGGCTAGCTGCTTAACCAGGCCCTCTGTTCCGTTCAGTACGCAGCCCTTGGGGTTAGACACGACCAGCTTACGGTTCCTGCCCTCGCCTGTGTACCAGGCCGCACCGATAGCAGCAGCCTTACCATCCTCGTCTACTTCTATCCCGAGAGCGACAGGGGCGACCGTACCAGCATTCGGAGTGACGAGAGAGTCCCACAGCTCCCGGTCGATAACCCGCCAGGGTGCTTCCTTCAGGGGCCACTCACCTATGTTCAGGATCTCCCGGTTGAACTCGATCATGTCCAGGTCCAGGATCTCGCCTTCAAAGGTTTCATGGTCAATAGCCAGCAGGCCCATAGACGGGTTGCTGCGCGCCCATACCTGCGGATCGTCCCGGTCGTCATGCTCCGTGCAGTTAACCACAAAGTCATTGGTCGGACGACCTAGGTTCCTGTCACGAGGGCACTTGGCATTATGTAGCACAACGCCGCCCCAGTATGCTCCCACCAGGGTGCGCTCGTCTTCTACGATCCGGTTGAAGTACTTGGCTTCCTCCATGGAGTCCTTAGTACCGGCCGATCCGGCGATCACGATCTGGTGGTTAGCCACAGCTCGCAGAGCAGGCCGGGTAGCACCTACGTCCTCAGACCGCAGGAACATCGACTCGTCATATACCAGGCAGTTACCTGTGAACCCTCGACCCTGCTTGCCGTTACGGGAAAGGAACTGAAGTAGCTTCTCCTTGGACTCATGCACCATGGTTCCGTTAGGGCCGAAGATAACAGTGGGTGCCTTGGGCCGCTGGACCACAATGGATTCCTGGCCGTGGGTCATGTTCGGCTTCTTGGTCCATGCTGCCAGGTCCGGGTTGTCATTGATGATCTGGAGGCAACGGAGGAAGTGCTTACGTGCGGTAGAGAACAGGTGCGCCGTATGGGTTACTTCAGCTTCACCCAGTAGGAAAATGCCAGCAAGTTCACGGACTTCCAGGATTGTGCCCTTCCCATTCTGTCGTGGGACGATAAGACAGGAAGTGGTGGCAGCCCAGCGTCGGTTCGGCTTAACACCGAGCATCTCAGTGAGGTACCACTCCTGCCAGTCGAACAAGCTCCAGTAGTTGGACGCCCACTCCAGAACTTCTTCAGATACGTGATTACCACAGCCACCCGTGTAGTCATCGTCCCGGCACATGCGGCAGCCGTCCTGCTTCTCCCGGTGCCTCGGCGGCGCTGTCCAGTAAGCAGGCCGCTGTTCTCCGACAAGTACGGCTCCCATGGTGTCCATGGGAATAGTCTACCGCGTACGGACAAGCCTTCCCTGATTGCCGAATCCGGTGTAGTTATTCCGGCAGATAACTGAGCACTCAGTGCCCCGGCTAATCTTGGACAAGTCGAAGATACACCGGCACGAAATACACAGCGCCCGGTGAACGTGGGGGAAGACATGCTCATGGAACCAGGTCTGTGACGGTTGGCTGCGGGAGACGATTTCCCTAACGCTCATTCCCAGGTCGGTAAGCTCGTCAAACTCTTCGATGTAATCCAGCGGGTCATACAACGGTGATCACTACCTTCCGGCGCTTAGGCACGCGAGAGAACGCCAGAACCAGCGGATCGCGGTGAGACGGGATAAAGCCGAACATGTGCGCTGTGAGGTACGCCCAGCCAGCAGTTGTGACGACAAAGCCACCGGGCGTGCGAGAGAACGCGTAGAAGGAGTCTGACAAGGTTGTCTCACCAAACAGGTCTACGGCTAGGACAGCAAGCGCTGTCGCGGTCCATACCTGGACTCCTGGGCTAAGAGGACACTTCATTGCGCACCTTACCTCTTCCCTTGCACGTGAAACACCTGTTCCTGTACTCCGGGACGACTCCCCATGCCCAGTGGTTTACGTGAGGCGGTACCATACATGTACTGGGCTTCCCCTTGGCTACACAGTCAGGACACGGAACCCGGCGCTTGGGCCAGAGCCTCATTCCCACTCATCTCCTGGCTCGATCTCTACCTTCCACTCAGCCTTCAGCTCCCGGATCAGGGAATGAATCATGTCACCAGCACCCGAAGAGTACGGCGGGAACCAGTTCGAGATGTACCGGCTCTCACGAAGTGCTGACATGATCCTGAGCTGAACTGTTGGCTGGTCCCTTACCCAGGAGTCATAGTCGTCGTACTCCATGTCCTTCGGATGTGTCATCCTCGCCGCCTGGGCAGCAGTTCCTCGATCAGGCTGTCCCACGGGCCTAGGACCTTGCCGAGAGCGTACAGAGGAACGTTGCCTCCGTAGCCAGCAGCGATAGCCGTAACGCCAGCCTCTGCCCTCTCACGGCCCGGAGACTTAGCTGCCAGCGCGTAAGCCACGTCCGGATGCACCAGGATGTCTGTAGTTGGGGTTAGGCAGGTACAGCCAGGAGTTAGGTTGGAGTGCCTGACGATTTCTTCGGCCGACCAGGAAACCGCCAGCCGCTCAGCCGCGTTGTCCACGTTGCCCTGGAGGTTGTTGATCGCGTGGTTGGCTCGGATCATGTCGTTACCAGACACGTCCTTGTTCAGCACCTGGGATACTCGCTTACCCATCCTGCCACTCTCCCTCGTTAAGCCCGGCCATCTTCTGAGCCCTCTTCTTCTGAGCCTTGGCCGTTGTGTCGTCCTCTGGCTCAGGCGGGTACATCATCTCCAACTGCGCAACGGTCTGTCGTATTTCCTTCTGGAAGTTGGGAACATCCCGAGGGTTCACCTCGTCCCGGTCCAGCAGCCGTGCTAGGTAGATCATCGCCTGAGCCAGGGCCGAGCTGCCAGCTTCCGGAGGGAATGCCTTCAGGGACTCAGTGACCCCGGCTTCCATGGCCCCCATTTCCATCTCGCCCTTGGCTGCTTCTCGCAGGAGGCCGTCTGCCTCACACACGTAGTAGCCACGGCGCACTGCCCACATGCGGTCACCCTCAGCTATAGGGCACCCACACTGAGAACACGAGCCCTTCTTCGCCGCATCGAACCAAGTCATGTCAACCCCTGTGCCCTGCTAGCCAACGGCCCACCATACTGAGGGAAGGACTTACCGGCACAGATAGACCGCAGCGCGACCTCAGTCTTACCGAACTCCATGGACAGGTCACGGTAGCTGTACCCGATACGGCGAAGCCTCCTGATCTCAAGAACCTCTTCCTCAGTGGTCGGACCCTTGACCTGAGTGATCGGTCCTCCGACTTCCTTGTGAGTCTGGCCAGTCACAATCAGGTGCACGTTCGCCGTGGTGGTCTCGAATAGCTTGCCCAGGAACGCAAGTGTCATGCTCCTGGTGCTAGCTGCTCGAAGCTCACGCATCTGGATAATGTCAGCGTCGGTGAGCGGCGTCTCCCGGTACCCCGGATTAGGCATCCTTGTTCCTGTCTTCGTACACCGCCATTGCTGCACAGAGAGCGTCATCCAGCTCGATAACCTGCGGGATAGTCAAGTGAAGGTCGTGGAAGATAGGGAACCCTCGCTTGTCCAGCGGAGCCCTGATTATGATCTTGTCAGGCGGGGGCAGAAGCTCAGGAGCGGGTACGAACTCTGCCGTGATCTTGTTCGGGCGTTCAGTCATGCCTGTACCTTACTTGCTGTTTCGGATCTTGGGCAGGGGCCTGGACAGCACCTTTTCAAGAACGGCCCGGCACTCTGTCCGGATACCTGTGTCCTGGGTGTTCTGTGCTACCCAAACCAGGTGCTCGTACGCGGCGTACCACTCCTGGCTTCCTCGTGGCTGAGTGTCAACCCACTCCTTGGCCAGGCGAACCTTCTCAAGCTCGTCACTCGTTCCCATCGTGACTAATTCCTCCATCCTTGAGTACTGTGATCCCGGCGTACGCACCAGTCTGAATCACCAGCGGGGCATACCCCCTAACAAGATCCGTCCAGTTACAGGCAAGGAACAAATCCTTGCAGTGCCACCGACCGCCGCCGTACACCCAGCGGTGAACATCCTGGTCCAGAACCGCATCGCCCTCAGCGAACTCAACCGTAGGGAAGTCCTTGTCCGGAACACTGACTGCCTTGTTTGTCTTGGCGAGGAACTCGGCCGCAGCCTTAGCCTGCTCGGACTCCGTGGCGTACTCAGGCAGAACTTCCTTGACACCCTTGGTGCTGAGGTTCACGTAATCCGGCCAGGACTTCTCAGCTTCTGCCATGGCGATCTTGCGGCGGGTCAGGTCTACGGCGTTCACGTTCCAGATAACCGCAGCCGCGTGGTCCTCGCCGTCCTCGACACCCAGGAGGAACTTGACCACATGACGCATCAAGCAGTCCTCATGCTTGGCCAGTGCTTCCTCGGTGCTGGACTTCTCCCAGTTCCTAGGTCCGTACTTCACGCCACCTCGGTGGTACAGGTCGGCAACCCGAGTCATGAGCTGGTCCTCGTACGGAACGCCCTTCGGAAACAGTAGCGCGAACTGGGGCTTGCCTTCGGACGTATCACGGACCATACCGTCCGGAGACTGGAACCTCTTACCGGAGTCCTTGGTCTCGTACTTCCCGGTTGACGGGTTGTAGTTTGACATCAGTCGCCACTCCCTGACCACTCGTTATAGCGCGTCTTCCACGCTTCGTCGGTGTTGATATTCGGAGCCTCGGGGAACTTGTACGCCGGGTGCCTCTCCATGGCTTCCTGCTTGCCTTCGAGCCTGGCGATCAGCCGGTCCAGGTACCAGCGGGCCTTCTTCAGATCTTCCAGGGTGTGGCCCTTGGCGCGGGAGATGTACTTCAGCACGTTGAAGAGGTAGGCGTTCTGGTCGAAGCCCCATGCCTCAGCAACCTTGATTGTCTCGTACGGGTTGTCCTCGCCACCGTAGTGGGCTGGATGGTTCACGCTCTCTGTCATGGCCTACTCACAGTCTGGAAGGTTTCGCCTGTGTTGGAGAGGGACACTTCAATCATCAAGGCCCCATCATCAGTGACTCCGGTAACCGTTGCTGTCCCTATCTCTTCGCCGCCTGCACCACGGAAGGGGACCTGCTTCCCAACCTGAGCCTCAAGGGCTCCACGTGACCAGACCTCGTTGTAGTCGCTCATGTCCGCCTCAACGTCGTGAACTTGAATCTTTATTCCGGGGTGTCGATGTCGTGCCGGTTGACCCGGCTCAGGCGTCCGAATTTCTTGAGGTCCTTGAACTTGATGCGGTAGTTGTCGCCTTGCTGTGCGAACTTGTTCGGCTTGCACATCGGGCAACCCTTCCACCTACGGCTACTAGTACGTGGCACTCTTCCTCCTTGGGACATCCACGGATGTGCATCCCGTCTGACACACCGCACTCACTACAGTTCGGCCACATGTGGACCAGGTGGGATTCGAACCCACGCTCTCCAGCCTCCGACGTTGCGGTTTTCAACTGGATCGATACCAAGGCTGGCCCTGGGAGCGAGGGTGGGATTCGAACCCACGATCTCTGACTTATGAGGCCAGCAACTTACCGAACTTGTCCACCTCGCAACGCCATCCTACCACAGTGGTTCTTCAAGAACGAGACCTACATGGACGTGGGGTAGCTAGGGAACCCGGGCTTGCGATCAGTGATCTTCGGATCACCCAATCCGATCCAAGCTTCTGCGTCCCACCTTGAGCTGTAACCGAGGGGGGGTAGGTTCTTCAAGTACCCGGCATTCGCCCACCAGAAGTTACCGCCGAAGAACGGACTGCCTACCTCGTGTCCGATCGACGCAGCTAGTGCCGGGGTCACCCAATGGATACCAACAACGTCCGACGTGTCTAGAAGCGGAACGCAGGTCTCCCATTCTCGCACCAGCTTGGTAGTCATGGCCTCGCGCCAGTTGTCCTGCTGGAAGGACTGGTTGAACGCACCCTTGCTGTGGGCGTAGAGAACCTTCGTGCTTGGATCTTCGTTCTGAACCCAGGAACGGAGTACCTCCAAGGTAACCTGCTCGAACCCGGTGTCTGCTGTGACATCAGCCGTGAACCGCCAGTCCCAGTACTTCACCAGGTACTTCTCCACCTTGGTGATGTTATCGTTTGAGCCCACTATCCCTACGCGGACACGGCCGGGGAACTTGGAAGTCCTCAGTGCAGCGAAGTGCTCATGCACCGGAACCTGCCAGTCCCCGTCCGCGCCGATGTGGTAGAAGTGGACTAGCTTGTCAGTCATAGCTAAACCATACGCTGGTACGGTGCAGTCATGCCTAACACTCCCCGCTTCAAGGCTTGCCCAGGTTGTGGCCGGACCTTCGACACCTGCCGTCGCTTCCGTAAGTGCTTCGAGTGCGCAGCCGATGGCCACGGTGGACCCCTTGGCGAGAACAAGCCGACCGGAGACGAGGGCTGGCTCTACTTCATCGGGGAATCTGGCCTGACTTCGTTCGTGAAGATCGGGTTCACCAAGTACCCACCTGCCGTACGACTGAAGCAGCTACAAACAGGGAACCCCCGCAAACTGATGCTGCTCTACTACCGCAAGTTCCCCGACGTGATGGATGTTGAGTCCCGGTTGCACGAACGCTTTGACGAGGACCGTGTTGAGGGTGAATGGTTCCGGCTGTCCAAGGCCCTCCGCGACTACTTGATCGAGCTGCGGCAAGACGAACACCCGTTCGAGTGAGCAAGTGACGAGAGAGTCCTTCGGAGGGTGCCCGATCGGTGCCAGCTCCACTCGAATACACTAACGAAAATGTGACGCCGATCACACGATTTTTGGCGCGGCAGTTTTGCCCTCTAGACCCCTGGTGACGAGAAAGTTTCCCCAGCTCACAGGGGTTTTTCGTTGTAGTTTTCGATAGTTTTCCTACCTGCCAAAAAGTTTTGGGATCGCGGGGGGAAACTGAAAACAAACCTGTCCCCCGAGCCCTTCGAACAAAAAAGCGGTCGCGTTTGTCCTGGTCACAGTGTTTTTTCGAACAAGAAATCGAACAAGGGACTCCCCTGGCATACCAGACAAAACGGACATATCGTCGTTTATTCCCTAGTCTCATGCGATACTCGCACGTCTGTTCGAATGGGGGTGGTGGGGTGGTGACTAGGTATACGTAGGTATGGGGGTGGTGGGGTGGTGGAGTACCTACGTATAAGGGGTGGTGGGGTGGACCATACCTAGGTATCCGGGGGTGGTGGGGTG